AAGCGAAAGATGTGATTTTCTATTTTTCCAAAACACGACCTTCGCAGATCCGGGAAATGTCAGATATGGCGCAGACACTTACCCGGGTGAGGGATGTTAACGAATTTATTCGTGCTGTATCGGTAAAAGAAAGGATTCTATCTTGTTTATCCGTATTTATTAAACGAAAGTTACCGGAATCAGGGATGCATCCTGGCCGGGATATGCTGAATAAGCAAGAATATAATTACCAAGGCAAAATGCTTACCCCAGGCATGATTCAGTATCTGAATCAGGGGGACGAGGCACAGATTGTTAATCCATCTGGGCAGGCTACCGATGCATCCGCTTTTGTTAAGCAGGGAATTCGTTTAATTGGTTCCGGACAGGGATTAAGCTATGAAACAGTAAGTCGTGATATGTCAGAGAGTAATTACAGTTCTGCACGCCAAGGCATTATTGAAGATGAATTAACTTATGCAGAAGAAAAAGAACTTTTACTGGAAATCATGAGTGAAATTTATGAAACCTTTGTTATTTCTTTAGTGCTTACTGAAAAGGTGAAAATCAATGATTTTTGGGAAAACAAAGAAAAGTATCTTGCACATAAATGGATTCAGGCTCCGAAGAAGTGGATAGATCCAATAAAAGAAGCTAATGCGAACAAGATTGCATTAAATACTGGACAAAAAACCTGGGCAGATATGGCCGCAGAAAGCGGCAAAGACTGGAAAGAACAAATCGACGAAATGGCGGAAATCCTAAATTATGGGAATAGTAAAGGAATTAATATGGGAGGTGTGATTTTTGGAAATGACCAGTACACAGCTACAGATAAGAGCGAAGGAAACGAAAAAACAGCAGGAGATGGAAAAGAATCTGAATAGGGAAATCCCTCTTGGACAAATTCGTGCGGTGGAGGGAGAAGAGCGAACAGTAGAACTTTCATTTTCGTCCGAAGAACCATATTGCCGTTGGTGGGGCATGGAAATCCTTGATCATTCGCCGGAGTGTATGGATCTGCAGCGTTTAAACAGTATTGGATGTGTGCTGTTTAATCACAACCGCGATAAGGTAATTGCCAAGATAGTTAAAGCATGGTGTGAAAATAACCGGGGCTATGCACAAATTAAATTTGATGATGATGAAGCGTCAGATACGATTTTTAAAAAAGTCCAGGGGGGAACGTTAAAGGGAGTATCGGTTGGCTATCTGGTCGATGTGTGGGAAACCGTGGCGGCAAATAAAAAATCTTCAGATGGTCGATTTGAAGGGCCATGTGATATTGCAAAGAAATGGACACCTTTTGAAATATCCATTGTTTCGATTCCTGCCGATCCTACGGTTGGTGTGGGAAGAGAAATGGAAGGTATAGGAAAAGCAGATGAAAGGACGCTGGATTATTTTTATCGACAGCTTCGGATAAATCAAAATCAATTAGGGAGGTAATTCATGAACGAACAGGAAAAAATTGTTTTACGGCAGCAGGCTATTTTGGCAGCGGCAAAAGCAGAGAATCGTGATTTAAACGCCGATGAGCGGGCGGAGTTTGACCAGTTACAGGAAAGATTAATACTCTTGAAGGCCAGTGAAGATTTGGATGGCACAGGAAATCCGGGGGAGAATGGAGAAGATGATGAAACAATAAGACAGTCCGGCGTTCCGGGAGAGAGTGTAAGCCGGTTAGTGCAAAGAGGTATTGCCGACGAGAGAAGAAGAGCAGCAGAAATTACTGCATTGTGCAGAGATTTTCATATAGAACCAGATCAATATATCCAGGATGGAAAAACGATTGAAGAAGTAAGGACAGCGGTATTGGATCATCTTAAACGTAACGGGGCACCTGTACCACTTAGGGTAATTTCCGATGAGGGAGATAAGTTTCGGGAACGGGCTTCGGATGCTTTAATGATGCGATCAGGACAAGAAGTAAAAGAACCAGCGGAAGGAGCACGACAGTTAATGGGTATGTCCCTTCGGGATTTAGCGGTGGAATGTCTGGCTCGTGAAGGTGAAAATATATCTTCTCTGGTTCGTATGGATCGGTCAGAACTGTATTATCTGGTTTGTCGTCAGTTTTATAATCCTACATCATCATTTCCGGCTATTCTGGATTCTACAATCCGAAAATCTATTGTACATGTTTATAATCATGTGCCGACAACCTTTGAGTTTTTTACGACAAAGGGAAGTCTTAGTGATTTTAAAGAAACTGCTGATCATGAATATATTCTTGGAGGTCTTGGGGATTTTGAACTGGTGCCTGAAAATGGCGAAATTAAAGCCGATAAGCTGCGTACAGAAAAATTACCGGGACGTAAGCTGAATACCTATGCAAAACAGTTTTCTATGACCCGGCAGGCATTTATTAATGATGATATTGGTTTCCTGACAGAAGTTCCTGGGCAATATGCAATGAAGGCGAAAAAAACGATTGATAAACAGGTGTATTTGCTTTTGTTTAATAATAAAGTTGTTTTCGATGGAAAGCCGCTTTTCTGTGCAGACCATAATAATTTAATGGCGACGCCTTCTGAACCTACGCAGACATCAATTCAGGATATTATTTTACAGATGCAAAGTCAAAAAGATCCATTTGGCGATGCGATTTATATTACACCTAGAACAATTATCGTTCCGGTGGGCTATGAATTTAAACTGGCAGTAATCTTTAACAGTTCACAGGTTCCAGGAAGCAATTATAATGACTACAATCCAATGAGAAACTATCCATTGAATGTTGTACAAAGTCCGATGCTTAATGCGTTTGCTAAAGATGATGCTTGCCCGTGGTTTATGGCTGCCGATCCATCAAGCGTGCGTGGAATTCAGGTCGATTATCTTAATGGTCAAGAAATGCCGATGATCAGGCGGATGGAAACACCGGGAACGTTAGGCTTTGTATGGGATGTTTATACAGACTGGGGAATTACTGTGCGTGATTTCCGAGGATTGGCGATGAATCCGGGTGTGTCGTTAAAGGCAAAAGTTGAAACAGTGAAAGGGGAAAGTGATTAATGGAAGCGAGGTACATACAAAAAGGTGAAAGCCTGGACTATCTTAACACAACGAACGAAAAAATTAAAGCAGGGAATGTTATAAGTCTGGTAACAAGAATTGGCGTGGCAGGGTGTGATATTGCTCCAGGAGAAGTCGGTTCCGTGGAAGTCGTAAGTGTTTTTGAAATGCCAAAGAGTGGAAAGACAGCAATTCCGATGGGAACAGCAGTTTACTATGACGGAACTGGAATTACAGATGAAAAAGAAAGAACAGCCGAGGATGAAGAGGGCACAAAAACGGCAAATATCCCGGCAGGGTATGCAGTTGCATCTGCGGCGGCGGATGCAACAATGGTTAGAGTAAAGCTACTGGGATAGATAATGGATTGTTGTTTCAGAAAGGAATAAGGGAAATGCTGGGATTTAAAGAACTTGCTTTTTTGGATATTCAAAATGTGTTTATGAATCCGGAGGAATTTGGAGAAAAACATCAAATTGATGGAAAGGAAATGCTAGTCGTCGTTGATGGTTTGGAAGTTGTAGAGCGAAGTAAAAAACAAGTAGAACGTGGCCGCATTGATGGTGTTTATGAAAAGCAAGTTCTTATCTATGTTTCCCGCACAGAATTTGGTGCTCTGCCTGCTATCGGAAGAATTTTGAAGTTTGATAAGGGTCAGTACAGAGTGTTAGATGCTGTTGATGAGGGGGGGATGTATTCAATTACACTGGGGGCCTATTGTTAATGATAAAGATTAGTGTAGATCAGAATGATTTTAACCGGATAATCCAATCGATGAAAAATATTGAGAAGTCGGAAGAATCTGTGTTAAAAACAGCGTTAAATAATACCGCAAAAAAGGCACAGAAACTATTGACACAGAGGGCTGAGGAGGTATATTCAGGAGCCGCGCCGCAGGGGATTCTTGGGCGTTCAGAGATAAGAAAAGCTACTGTTTCCAAGGTAAGTATCCAGTTGCTGTTTAAATCGGAACAGCCGGGAATCGAAGCGCACACGGTATCATTAACGGTTCCGGTACGAACAACCTACAGCGGCGGAAAACGAGTTAAGTTTCCTATTCTTGCTTCACAGCTTAGAGGAGCCGGACTGAAACCATTGTCTGGTGAAAAGGGGCTGGCTTTTTGGGTGAAGTTTAAAAATGGGAAGCAGGCGATTGTCAGCCGCAGAAAGGGACAGAGAAAAAAAACAGCAGGAAAAGATGTTCTGAAAAGGATTATGGGTTCATCAGATATGGTTATGGTAAGAAACGAAAAGGTTTATGGTGTCGAAGAAGAGAATATTGCCAATGTTCTTCATGAGCAGATCGATAAAGTATTAATGAAGGTTATGGGAGGACAGTAAATGGAGGAAGTAAGGGCATTGACACCGCTGTTTTTCCAGGAAGCGCTTGCGGAAGAAATCCGGTGGCTCACTAAGGATATGAGATTCCGTCATCCTAAAAATCGGGAATTTATTCCATTGCGGGTACATACGCAGGCTTTGCCGATTCCTGAAAAAAAGAAAGACAAGCCAGCGGACATAGATGGGCTTCATTATATGGATTCTACGATTGACTATATAAATGATGTGGACGAAGATGCCGTTTTTGACTGTCCATGGTGTTTGGTGAAAATGAATGGCGGAAAAATCCCTGGGATTAATCAGCGGCAGGAAATTAGTGTGGCGATATGTTTTGGAATATTCGATAATTCTCCTGAAAATAAAGGGCATCAGACGATTCTAAATTTAATTCAGAAAACCTATGAACGTTTTGCAAAGAATCCACTTCTGCAGGGACAATATACCTGTCAGGGTAACTTTGAATGGGCACTTCAGGAGGAAGACACATTTCCATATTTTTTTGGTGCAATTTCTATGCAGTTCAGTTTTTGGGGATTCAGAAGGGAGAGTAAATTTACATGAAAGAAAATGATAACAGCAAAGAATCTGTTTTGACAGAGTTAAAAAAGGGCGCAGAGAGAAAAGGGAGAGAAGTAAAAGCAGCTGAACCTCAAATTTACATAGGTCCCCGTTTTGAAGGCATGGTATCAGGAACCGTATTTAAAAATGGGCGGCCTCCGGTGCTGGAAGCAGCGATTAAATCTTTTCCGGTTTTTGCGGAATTAATTGTTCCTGTCAGTGGACTTGTCCAGGCAAATAAAAAATTGAGTAATCCGGATTCCGCATTGAAGAGGTTTTACCAGATGGCGGAAGAATGTATTCAGTCAGGAATGAATGGAAAGAAAGGGGTGTAGTTGTGGCAGTTAAACATCGTATTGAAACACAGGAAATGGATACACAGATTGCTTTGCCAGTCCAGGGAACGGCAGGGCTGCAGGTGGTTATCGGTACAGCACCGATTAATTTGGCAGAGAATCCGTCAGAAGTGGTAAATAAACCGGTTATTGCTTATTCTTTTGCAGAAGCACAGCGTCAGTTAGGTTACAGCGATGATTTTAAAAATTATAGTTTATGTCAATCGATGGATGCGAGTTTTCGTATTTTTTCGATTGCTCCGATCATTTTCATTAATGTACTTGACCCGGAAAAACATAAAAAAGAATATACACAAGAAGGTATTACTGTTTCCGGTAAAATAGCAACAATCGAAGCTGCAGGGCTGATGATGGACAGCCTAGAAATTAAAGATCAGGAAAATAATACATTAAATGCAGATGAGGACTACATGGCTGTATTTAATGCATCTGGAGGAGTGGATGTCACCTTACTGTCTACGGATAAAACAGTGTCTGTAACTTTGTTAAGTGTGACCGGGATGCAGTTAGATCCGTCAAAGGTATCTGAGGAAGATATTATTGGTGGTTATGATGTAAAAACGGGAAAAGAAACAGGACTTGAACTTATCCGGCAAGTATATTCAAGATTTCATTTCCCGCCAGGATTGATTATTGCTCCGGGATGGTCACATAAACCTGCTGTGGCGGCGGTTATGTGTGCGAAAACGGAAGGAATTAACGCCGTGTTTTGCTGCGAAACGGCTATTGATATGGATGCAGAACTGACGAAGGTTTATACCGATCTGCCAGAAGCTAAAGAAGAAATGGCAGTAAATAATCATCATGCTATTCTTTTATGGCCAAAACTCAGGCTTGGAAAAAAGGTGTATGCTTTTTCGGCAGTATGGGCAGCAATGACAGCTTATACGGATGCGCGAAATGGTGATGTGCCAGTAAAAAGTCCGTCAAATGAATTGTTAGGTGTGTCTGCGACAGTTTTGGAAGACGGAACAGAAGTTTTATTGGATACTTTAATGGCGGAGTCTGTAAATGCTGCTGGTATAGTTACGGCAATCAATGATGGCGGATGGAAAGCATGGGGGAATTATACGGCTGCATATATGAAGACCAGTGACCCGAAAGACCAGTGGATTGCCTGCAGGCGAATGATGAGTTGGTATAGAAATCATTTTATCTTAACTTTTAAATCGAAGGTGGATGATCCGCTTAGTAATGTATTGATTGAGTCTATTGTCGATGGAGAAAATTTATATCTTAACAGCTTAACGGCTACCGGGGATATTGCAGGCGGAATGATTACTTATGATGAAGCTGAAAATCCGATAGAATCTATTTTAGAGGGAAAAATCATTTTCCGGACAAAGATTGCTTTCTGGACGCCGGCGCAATATATCTTAAATAAGATCGAATTTGACCCGACAATTCTTAAAACGGCGTTAGGAGTGGAATAAATGCAATTTACAAATATGATTATACCAGAAGTGCTGAATGGTTATAACGTTTATGATGGGGATGGAGATGAACTTATTGGCATTACGGAAGATATGTCTATCGCTGAACTTGCATCAAAAGTTGCTATAATTTCTGGTGCAGGGATTCCGGGTTCGTATGAAGTACCGGTATTAGGGCACTTGGAACCTATTACACAGGAGCTTCCGTTTCGTTTGCTTTACCGCCCGGTGCTTACGATGGCAAATCCATTAAAGCCTGTTCGTTTAAATGTGCGTGGAGCTATTCAGGTGACAAATAAATCTACACAGATTTCTGACTTGGCAGGATTTCGCAATGTATTTATTATGGC